AGATTATCCGTATGAACATAGAGCAGCTATATATTATATCAACGATTGTAATGGTTTTACTATTTTAGAAGACGGTAAAAAAATACAATCAAAAGCAAATAGACTTTTATTATTTGAAGGTCATAAAGTACATAGAAGTACAAGTACAACTAACGCAAAAGCTAGATTTAATATTAATTTTAATTTCTTTGTATGAAACAAATAAGTTATACATTTAAATATTGGGGACCTTTTTTATTTTGTACAAACGTTAGCGAAGACACTATTAAAAGTGTAAAAAAAATATTAAATAAAAAAATATTTCATAACGAACATTTAGCAGGTCATATTGAAGAAGAATTTAGAATAGATGAAAAATCGTTTTCTTTAATAATGAAAGATTATTTTAATGCGTTTTTTGAAGAATCAAAAATGTTTTACGGAAGAGAAATATGTAAACAATATACATGTGAATCAGCATGGGTAAACTATATGAAACCTGGAGAATTCAATCCCCCACATACTCATGATGGAGATTTTTCTTGTGTTCTTTATATAGACATCCCTAAAAAATTAATTGAAGAAAATAAAAAATTTAAAGGAAGATCAGCTGGCCCTGGTGCAATTAGATTTGATTATGGAGAAGAAGGTAAATTTATAACTTCTACTTATTCTTTATTTCCAAAACAAAATGATTTTTATATGTTTCCTGCAACTTTAAAACATTGCGTTTTTCCTTATACTTCAAATTGTACAAGAGTATCAGTATCTGCAAATATACAATGTGTATAGTTTATGAAAACATTTATAAACTATTTAACAGATGTTAATTACCCTACTGAGGAACAAAGAAAAAATGAAGTATGGGATATAGAAGGAAGACTTAAAAATGGAAATCAAATTTTTAAATTTGATATCAGACCTTTAAACCCTATAGAAAATAGATTAGAAAAAATAGGATACTTTAAGTCCAAAGCAGATAAAATGGTATTCGAAGCTGAAAAAGAATGGATTTTATTTGATTTAGAGGAGTTACATGAATATATCAAATCTAGTAATAAAAAAGATTTTAATATACATGAATTAATAGACACGCTATCTTGGAATTTGATATTAAATAAGTAATATAAGTCTGTCTATACTATGGACGTATTTTATTGTAAAATAGGCTATGGCTTTAACAAAAATACCTTTTAGACCTGGATTTAACAAACAATTAACAGATACACAGAATGAAAATAACTGGGTAGATGGAGATAATGTACGATTTAGAACAGGCCAGCCTGAAAAAATTGGTGGTTGGGTTCAGTTAAATACAGAAACCCTTATAGGTTCAGCGAGAGCCCAACTAACATGGTATGATTTAGATGGTAGAAAATATGCAGCTGTAGGAACTAATAGATGTTTATATATTTATTATGCTAGTCAATTTTATGATATTACTCCAATAGATCCAGACCGCCAACAAACCGGAGCTGACATTACTACTACAAATGGATCCACAACCGTTACTATAACAACAACTGCAGCGCATGATTTAGATATTGGAGATATTATTACTTTTGAAAATGCAGGATCATTTACAGGAGGTCAAACCGATTATACTGCAACAGATTTTGATGATGTTTTATTTGAAGTAAAAACAATTCCTACCACAACAACTTTTACTATAGAAATGCCCACAGCGGAAACAGGAACAGGGGCCACGAATGACGGTACACTTGATCCTTTACCTTACATACGAATAGGTCCTTTAGTTCAATCAGGAGGTTTTGGATGGGGAGCAAGTACATGGGGAGCCGAAACATGGGGTACCCCTAGATCAAGCACCAATACATTAATTGATCCTGGTATGTGGTCTTTAGATACTTACGGTCAGATTTTAATAGCCACTGTTCATAATGGTAGATCATTTAACTGGTCACCTATTTCAATTACTGGAGCAGCTTTAACAACTCGTGCAACAAGTATACCAAATAACCCTACAAAATCAGTTATGACAATTGTATCCGATCGAGATAGACACTTATTTCATTTAGGTACTGAAACTACAATTGGTGATATTGCAACTCAAGATAAAATGTTTATAAGGTTTTCAGATCAAGAAGATAGAACAGATTATCAACCAACGTCTGTGAACACTGCAGGAACTTTTCAATTAGATTCTGGAAGTGAAATTAGAGGTGCTGTCCAAGGTAAAGACTATACTTTTATTGGAACTGATACTTCAGCATATATTGTTCAATTTGTTGGACCCCCTTTCACTTTTTCAGTTAGACAAGTTGGATCAAACTGTGGAGTGATTGGACAAAATTCAATGGTGTTCGTAGATACAACGGTTTACTGGATGTCCGATGAAGGTGCCTTTTTTGTTTATGACGGATCAGTAAAAAGATTAAATTGTCTTGTAGAAGACTTTGTTTTTAAAACAAGCGGTAATAATCCTGGTTTAAATTATAATGCAAATCAACAAATATATGCATCTCATAATAGTTTATTTAATGAAATAATTTGGTTTTACCCAGACGCAACTAGTACACTAGTTAATAGAATGGTTGTTTATAATTACTTAGAAGGTACTTGGGTTACAGGAACATTAGCTAGATCTTCTTATGTTGATAAGGGAGTTTTTGATAAACCTTACGCTACAAAATTTATAGATAGTTCTGCAGGAACATTTCCAACAGTAAACGGAATATCTGCTACTCAAGGTAATTCAATTTATTATGAACACGAAACAGGCGTTAATGAAGTAGACGCTAATGGTAACAAAACAGCAATACCAGCGTTTATAGCATCTGGAGATTTTGATTTAGATGCAAATGGTGATGGTGAATTTTTTATAAAAATAAGAAGGTTAGTTCCTGATTTTAAAATATTACAAGGTAATGCTAAAATTACTTTAGATTTAAGAGACTATCCGAGTAATACTGCTACATCTTCACCTTTAGGCCCTTTTATTATAAATTCTTCAACAGAAAAAATTGATACTAGAGCTAGAGCTAGACTTGCTGCATTAAAAATAGAAAACGAATCAACTGATGAAAACTGGAGATTGGGTTTATTTAGGTTTGATTTTCAACCTGATGGTAGAAGATAATGGCAAAGATTACAGTTTATATTCCAGAACCTAAAGAACAGTATGAAGTAACTAACCAACGACAAATTACTGCATCTCTAGAAACATTAAAGAACCAATTAAACTTTGCATTTCAAGAGGAGCTAAAACAAGAGGTTGAAAGATTTACTTGGTTTAACACAAGGTACGGTTGCTAATGAGTTGTAATAATGTCAACGTTGAACCAACAGTTATTGGTGGTGGAGATGGATCCACAGCTTATGATGCATTTGGAAGATTAAGAGTATCTAATCCACTTACTATATTTGATTCTAAAAATGTTATGTCAAAGAATAATCTCTTTGATGAAGACTTAACTGGATCAGGAACCGTTACTTATACCGCAAATAAATCTACAGTTAATTTAAATGTAACTACAGCTAGTGGTGATAAAGTTATTAGACAATCTAAAAGAGTAATGAGTTATCAACCTGGTAAGTCATTATTAATATTAAACACCTTCGTTATGAATACTCCAGAAGCAGACCTTAAACAAAAGGTAGGAACGTTTGATGCTAATAATGGAATATTTTTTTATGCTGATGGTACAACATTAAAAATTGTAAGACGAACTTATGTAACTGGATCTGCAGTAGATACTGAAATATCTCAATCCTCTTGGAACGGTGATAAACTAAATGGTAGTGGTGCGAGTGGATATACTTTAAATGTAGACAAGGCCACAATTTTATTTACTGATTATGAATGGTTGGGTATGGGAGCTGTCAGAGTTGGATTTGTAATTGATGGTAAATTTATTACAGCACACACATTTTTAAATGCAAATGATTTAACAACGGTTTATATGCAAACTGCAAACTTACCTATCCGATATGAAATAGAAACTACAGGAACAATATCAGGTGCAGCTGTATTACAACAAGTATGTTCAACTGCTATGATTGAAGGTGGCTATGCACCAGAAGGATTACGTCAATCCATTGGAACAGCATCTTTAGGTGGAGTTAATTTAACAACAGCAGGAACATATTACAATTTAGCAACGATTAGAATTAAATCTGGCAGACCCTATGCAGTGATTATTCCAATTGACATCGCAGCATCAGCTATTTCTAACTCTGATTTTCAAATAGAATTAAGACTTAATGCAACACCAAGTACAGCATTTTCATATACAAGTTATTCTGATAATGTAGAATATGATTTAACAGGAACAACCACAATTACAGGTGGAACGGTTGTAG